GCACGATCAACAGCAACAAGGAAATGGCTACGGAAACAATCACGCCCCTTCACAATTCGGAGTTCCTACTCAAATCCCTCAAGTTATCGCAAGTAGACATAATAAGGAAGATGACAACTGATAGGATCTAAGGGTGGCATCATGTGGCCTTTCACTACACAGCAAGAACGACAAACAGAAGCCATGTCTCAGATTTTGGCTGAAAACGCATATGAACGAAAGATGGAACGGGCTGCGGGATGGGTAAGGACTTTTATTGCTTTAATCGGGGGGGTTGCATTGACATTCATGATTTTAATTGGCTTGGAATCACTCGAAATAAATCCATCGGATGTTTGGTCTTGGATCAAAAGTTTATTTTCTTGAAGAGGGCGGAATAATGTCTGCCCTAATCGCAGGGCATATGCTCATGGCATCTGCATCAGCATTTTATTCATTTTATAGAATTCTTAGACCATATCGAATCGGTGTGTATGGTCCGTCAATGGTTGGAAAAACAACTCTCGATCAATATCTTACTGTTCCAGGTGACATTGATCCAATTCCTCTTGCTATGAGAACCGCACACCCCAAAGCAAACACTAATACTGGTTTCAGAGAGCCAAACGAAACGAGAAAACAAATTCGTTTAATTAAAGATAAAAAACCAATTAGAACAACTGATTTGGCAGGAGATGCGATGTTTCGCAATCTATGGATTGATGATATGTTTCGTAGAAATGTTGAATTGGTAATATTCATGGTCGATCACAGAGCAATGACCTCACCACAGTTTGCTATGGATGCTTCTGCCAGTCTTTCATACTTAGTTGATAACATCACAAAAAAGAGCATCACTAAGAATATAACTCGAAAAGCAAAAAGAAAATCAAAAAAGTACCAACCAAAGTTAATCTGTCTGATGATTAACAAAATGGATATTTGGTGGGATGATCGGGCGCAATATTTGTGGCAGATGGGATTGCGAAAAGAACATCCGATAGTTGCGCCGTTCCGTGAATCATTGAAGCGTCTGAGGAAAGCAGGTTATCGTGCTGAGATTATGGCAATGTCATCGCAACACGGAATAAATGTTGAAAAGAGTTTAATTGAATTATTGGAGTCTTTGTGAGAAAAGCCTTATGATGTTGTCAGTTGTGGCAGGGTTAATGGCGTGGAATGCTCAGGCGTTGAATCCAATGTCTTATTTGCCTTATCAGAGAGGCTTGAAATTAAATGGCCTTGACGACGAGCAACTGAAAAGAGTGTCGTCACAGACAGGGATCTCTTTCGATCTGTTGAAATCTCAACAACGTGCTGAAATGGCAAGCGCAGGTTCAACTGGGGATATGGGGGATGAGCAATTGATACCAACTGTTGAGATACAGTTGAAATCAAACCCAAAGAACCCCAAAAAAGCACGTCGAAGGAATATCAAGATGTTGCGAAAAGCACTCAGACCCCCAAATTACAACTTAGGTTTGTTCAAGATTTATCGCTATAATGCTGCACATGAATGTGCTTGCTGTGGCGTTGATATTCGGAGATTTCTTGAGGGAGATAATGCCTATGCTCACATTGTTGATGAAAGAACATCTCTTTCACTTGCCGACATCTACTGGTTTGATGAAGAAACAGGTAATGCAAAAAAACCATTGGCAAGAACACATGGCGATCATGGCGATGAGATGAATAGTTCACTTTGCCCTGCTCACTTGCATATTTTTCACACATTAAAATCATTGATTCAAGAACATGAAATGGCGGAAGAAGGATTTTCACGGATTGCATCGAAGGGTACTAAATTCACAAAGATACCTGGAGTATCATCTCTAATGGGATCTGGCTCATCAAAGAATAGAAGCACTCCTGAATCATTGTTGAAGTATGAGGATTTCTTTGCTCTAATCCACAAAGATGCACAGCACAGTAAAGGAGTTAGTTTGACAACTCTCCCAAATCCAACAACAGGAATAGTCGATATTGTTCAAGTTACATTTGATCTTCGTGCTTTACAAGCGGAGTCGGTATTGGCTCAAAGAAATGCAATGGGAACTGGAGTTTCTATGCAAAATGCTATGAGTACGTCAATGATGCAACAACAAATGCCACCTGTAACGCAACAAACGGCATCGCAAGCACAAGGGTGAATAAATATGGGATGGTTTAGCAAGAACGATACGCAAGCAAGCACACAATTTGGATCGCCAACTGGAAGTATGGGTATGCAAGGAATGGGTATGCAAGGAATGGGTATGCAAGGAATGGGCATGGATCCGTCAATGATGGGTATGCAAATGGCTCAAAATCCAATGATGCAACAAATGGCTAATGACCCTATTACTGCAACTGCACGTTTGCTTCAACTAAACGATCCAGTAGCACAATTCATAACAACACAAAATATTGGACTGGTTATGGACTTGATCGGGGAAGTCGTTAGATTGTCAATAAAAGAATTCTTTACTCAAGTTTCTTTTACTCAAGATGACTCAGGCAAAATAACTCTTGATGCGGCTTCTTTACCACCTGCGATCAATACACTTTCACCAGAAAATCTTGGTTTGACTATGACTCGGCTCCAAGCAGCAGCGCAACAAACCATCGCAATGAATGAGCAACAGAGGCAGATGTTTATGCAAGCCCATTCAATGGGAATGAATATGAATCCTCAACAACAACCAGGATTCTTCGGAAGTTTGCTTGGAGGAATGCTTGGAAACCAAGTCCAGCAACAAGGCGGCTTCGGAACGACAGTCGCTAAGGGTGCAGCAATGGGGGCGACTGTTATATGAAACAACAACAAGAAAATAACCAACAATACACTCAGAGTCATTACGACACGACAATTCAATTGATGAGTCCAAGCAAGATGATTGTTGAGAGCGCAACGATGATTTTCATTATTTCTTTTATGCTTGCTTCCTTTGTGATATTGATTTGGAGAGGTTCGACTTTATCATCGACTCAAATTCTTTTGGGAACATTTGGTTTGCTCTTTACTTTTGCATTAGCAGTTCGACAATTTGCTTCCTTTCGGTAATGCCTCACTGGGAATGAGGCGGTTCAATCCGTTACCGTATAGCCCTCTGCTAACACGGTTCGATCAAGATGGAGATGGTGATTTCGACATGGATGATGTAAAGATCATTTTAGGCAAAAAAGAAAAGCCAGTCATTCAATGTGTTGCTATAACAAAAAACGGCAATAGATGCAAGCGGAAGTCTGATCTTGATGACAATAACTTGTGTTATATGCATAGAAAGCATGAATAAGCCAATAAGCACAATGGGCGTGGGATAAATTATGGCTGGTCGTCAGACACGCAAAAATTGTGCGTTTTGCCAACATCCAGATAGAGATTTACTTGAAAAGAAAATTCTTGAAGGGTCATTAGACGTTCAAGATTGCGATCATAAGAATCAATGGGCGGAAGGAACATCGCATCGACATATGCGAAGGCACTCTGGAGAATATTACAACAACAGTAATACTCAATGCCCCATATGCACAGATCCAAATCGATCACACATTGAATCTGCAATACTTGAAGGAAGGGCAGGTATTGATGACTTCGCTATTGAGTTGGGTATTGCCAGTAGTTTAGTTTCAAACCACATGGAAAAGCATACAAAACCGATTATTCAACAACATATCCACATAGAAGCATTGCCGAATGCAATGAAAACAGTTCATGAATCGTTAGGCCGTGTAGAAAAAAATATGAATCGTTTAGATAGGCTTCTTGGGCGAGTTCTCGATCATGTAGAAAATCAATTCGATGATGAAGAAGAAATCATTGAAATGCGTGATGTTGAAACTGCTTTGAAAGTTCATCGTGAAGTTCGAGATACTTTGGTTGAATTGGCAAAGTGGATGGAGAAGGCTGAAACCATTGAAGATAAACAATCAGTTTCCATCTTAAATGTTTTACAACAGTTTTACACAGAAAAATCACCTCAAGAATGGATTGAGTTGAAACATAGATTGGTTGCGTCAGGAGTGATGAGTGAATGAAATCAGTTCGACACTTAATGCTCAAAGATATGCCTGAGCATGATTCTATTCTAAACACAAAGATTCCAAAAGATGAATGGACTGTTGGAGATTTGCTTTTCTATACGAATTCAGTTGATCAGGTTGTAAAGCGATGGGCAGATGCTGTTTCAGAGCATCTTGAATATCCAAGCGAAGTAGTTTCAAACATATGGGGTTCTTTGATTATGACTCGTTTGCTGATCGATGATTTAAAAATTCTCAAAACTAATCCTGGTGCTGATTGTATCTCTTTACTTGATGGAACACAGATTATCACCGATCTTAAACAAAAAATGTTGCCTATGTCAAAATCATATGCGCGTGTACCTTCATTGGCTCAATGGTATATGACCTTGCCAAATGAAATAGATGTAGTGTATAGAGCCATACGAAGGAGGTTAAAAGATGGTCAGTAGTAATCCAAGAGAGCCACTTCTTTGGACTCCAAGAACTCAAGAAATTACAGGCGGATTCCACCCACGTGAGATGATTGATCACGACATCAATCCGAATGAGGATAGTGACGGTTTATCTCATCATGGTCGCGAAACACCAGAAGATACCCACAGTCGTGATCAGAAAGATCCTGCAAAACGAAAAGAACGTGCAGTGGCTGAATTAACACCAAAGATACCGCATATCAGCATTAAACCAGAAAAAATAGATGATACTTTAGGGAGATCGCCCCAATTTGAACAAGAACAGACTATGCTTGAAGCAGGTATTGGACTGGATATGAATAGAAACGGGATCGGTTTATCAAATGGATTCAATGCGGGTTCAGTTCGTAGTGAAGGACCTAACGTAAAATATGGTCAAAGCAATTCAGTAGTCCCTGCTATGCTTGGAAAAACCAGTGACGAGATATTTAATTCTACTTGGGATAGCATCTCAAAAGGCAGACGGAAATACAAAGGCCGTCATATGTATGATGATGAAGATTCTGATGAAGATGAACGTAAAGGAAAGGCCAAGCGAAAGCGAAAAAAGAAGCGACAGGCAAAGAAAGGGAAGGCGGCACGTGGAGGCCGACAAATCAAATCTATGACGAAGCGACGTGCTGGTAATCTTGAATTGGATGTTGATCGAGGTTCACGTAGGCAAGCGTTTCACCCAATTAAACACACAGAAGCAGTTAGGGGTGTAGGCCGTTCAAGATCAGAGGCTATTCCGCTTCGATTGAGAGATCCTATTGCATGGGAACGAAAAAAGGCATATGAGCGAATGCGAAGGCAAGTTGGTTCTTTGCCACGTGGATTAACTCACCACGCTGATACAAGAGGTGTGGGAACAAAGCGTGGTTCTATTCAAGGAGGCACAATTGGTTCTGGAACAAAGTTGCCAACCGTTGCACGTATGGGAACTGGGACGACAAAATTTTCAAGAAACGCAATAGGTGATGCTCTTGGGATTCACGATCCTTTAGTTGCTAAATCAGACATTCACAAATCCAAATTAAATATTTCACGTTCTGAGATAATGGCTATGAAACGTAAGATTGAGAAGTTAGTTCAACAACTCAACAAATTGACAAAAGCCACACCTGAACTTGGAAACGAAGGTAAGGTTGGCGCACAGGTAAATGGCGATACTGCATCAGCACCAACTGGTGCAACTAAATTGAATGAGGAAGAGAAACCTTACAGGGCTTTTGTCGATATGGCTTTGAGCAATGAGATGGGATTAACAGGCAAAAGGTGATCTAATGAATAGGTTAGATGATGAGTTTTGGAGATGGTACAATTCTCTTTCATGGTGGGATCAATATAATTTGGAGGGTGTTTGATGCCCCTTGTTGTCTTAAATGATTTTCTCATTCGTAAAGGACATGGATTGTTTGACATCCATGAATTTATTGAGGCTATGTTAGGCACAGATAGTGTTGAAGATGGATATGCCGCACTTCGAGACAGCCATCACGATCTAAACCACAACAATTTTGCAGGGGTCGAAGCCGATGCAGTAAAATTAGCCTCAAATCAAGGGATAGGAGGATTGACACCTCAAGATATTGAAATCATAAATCAAGGCGAGGCAGCAAATCCTCAAGCATGGCATCAAGCATTCCAAAAGGCCGTGAACGTTGGCGCACCGTTGATCAATGAAGCCATTGCTAAGACCAATGAAATAAACAAACAGAAAAATTTTGAAGCAGGTGTGCCGCATCGAGATATACCTATGGCATTTGAAAATGACATGGGAAATTATGTTGCTGTTCAAGCATGGAGGCAACCTGTTATTGGATCGAAGAACGGACAAACTCATAATCAACAAGGTGCGTTAATTACACAATACAAAAGTGCATTGACTGGAAAACCCGAAGCATATGCACGTCCATACGGTATCGGACTCCAGGTATTGAGGAAAGAAAAATATCCCGATCTCAAAATGCCAAAAGCAAGCGATGAAATCAATCCAAGAATTATACATGGCGATTCAATTTATATTCGAGATGGAAACCTTAGATCAAAATTCGGTCAAACAGTTCAAAATATAAAAATGGCATATCCAAACTCCCCCCCTGATCAATTAAAGGGAATGGCTCTACAAGCGTTGCGAAACCTTCCTGAATTTGACAAGTTTGGAGGCATACGACATAGTAGCGGATTACAATATGGAAACTTCTCTGAGGATAATATGCAACAAAGGGTAACTGAACAAAAATATAAAAATGCAGATTCAAGAGATTCTTTGTTGGAATTCATACCGCCCGAAGCAAGAGAACATTCGATGTATAGAACAACAGGAAATAGTTATTATCACAAACCTGATCCATCTAATGCACAAATAAAATTTTATGCTAAGCATTTTGGATGGGATGAAGAAAAATCAAGAGAAGTCCACCAAAATGCTTACTCTGGAAAATACGACCACATCTCAAATTCAAGAGATCAACTTATGGCTGCAAAGCGTGATGAATTGTTGGCAAGTGGAAAGAAACTTGATTATTTGAGTCCAAATGCAGTTATGCCAAGAGATGCCAACATTCCCTCTCCAGTTGATGAACAGACCCCTTCTGAACAACCAAAACAACCTCAACAACCAAACGCAGGGTCTATGTCAGAGTTCTTTAATCCAACATTTAATACTGAAACACCAATACAAGAGGCTGTTTCACGGCCTCCGCCTCTTCCAATTCAACCTCCTGCTGAACCTCCCAAACAAAATCAATTTGTTGTCGGTGCTTTACCTGCACCACAAAAACCACCTGCACCCCCTGTCTCTTCCCTAAATGCTTATCCCTCAAGACCAACTCCGAACCAAAGTACGGGGCGTGGATTCTTGGATAATTTGATGTCAAGGCTTGGTTATGCCTACGAAACATTGTTTCCGTCATTTGGTAAAGCCGACTTCTCAAATAAAGGTGCTTTGACTGAAATGCTTGAAAACGTGCAGTTAGAGATCGCTAAAAAAGAAATGAATGTTCCATATCAACATCAAAGCCTTATCAAATCCTCTTTGTCGATCAAATCAATTGAAGATGTAACAAAGGTCGGCAATACAATGAAAAGACCAAATTCCGATATAATCACAGTTTTTCACAGTAGGGGAGATTGGGATAATTTAGCGAAATCTTTCGATATGACAAAAATAGAAGTTCAAATGGTGAAGGTGATTTTTAATGAATGATTATTTAATTTTAAGAGCAAGACTTGATGCATTGGGGTATTCAGAAGAATATATTCAAAAAAATGTTATAGGACAAAGTTCTTTACCAGGATCAAAAAGAGGCATGATTCCCCTTTTTGGTGCAGCGTTACATCGGAAAAAAATGGGGATGAGCAAGGATGAGTATAAACAACAGGTAAGGGACAATAAGACTACTGGTCAGCAAACGGCAAGAAATAAGATGTTTGATGCAAATGCTGCGAAAGGAAACATTAACACCGCGCCTCAAACCGTACCCGGAATGACTGAGCCATCAATTAAGAACGCAGATGGCACTACGCAAACCTTACAGGAAGTAGGTATGCAACAAGCGGGGATTAGTCCTGATGGCTCAGTTACAGGAACAGACACTCCTGATCAAGTCAAAACAGACACAAAAATGGGTGCAGATGGCAAACCCGCACAAACCACAACAACAGAAGTCCATAATTCCAATGCAGATACTACGGGAATGGGTGGTACTGGAAATGTTACAGATACAACTCAACAACAGCAACCTGATCAACAGCAACCCGATCAACAACAACCACAGCAACAACAACCACAGCAACAACAACCACAGCAACAACAACCACAGCAACAACAGGCTCAAGGTCAAGGTGGCGTAAATGCTCAAGTTCAAGGAATGGCTCAACAATTCCAAGCGGGACAGGATATGCAAACGGTTCAGCAAGGAAAAGGTGCAGCAGATCAAACATGGGCGAAAAATAGATCTGGAATGGGCAAGTTTTTCGATGTCGCTACTTTTGGTGCAACTGCTGGATTAGGAAAAACAGGCTCAGGTGGACGTAGACAGGCCAATGAGCAATCTCAACAACAGACTAAAAACTACAATCAGGCTCAACAACGCAACAATCAACGAGCAATGGGAATGGGAGCATCAATGCCTATCGCTACATCATTCGATTCTCAACTATCGGCCTATTCCGATGTCTTGTCTCTTAGAAAACAAATTCAAGAAAGAACTACAACTCGCAATCTACGAAGGTGATACGATGGAAGATCGTGATGACGCTTTGGATTTTATTTACAAAGGCTTTAGGGATGGCCGTCAAAATCGACGTGATTTTAGACGACAAAGAGGAATTGATCGATTACGATCTACGCTCGCACCAACATTAGAACCTCAACGAAGCGGCTACATACAACCTCAACAAGAGATGGCTTCATCACCTCCTGCACAAGAATCAACTACATTTGGGGATGATATAACAACCCCTGATGATGAATCAACGCCTCAAAATGAGGCAGCACCACCAGTTCAAGAAGCGGTTGCATCTCCGCCAACGCTTAGTCCTGAAGAACTCCAAGAACAATTTGCGAATTTAGGCGTTCCAGGCCACAAACCTAAAGGGGGTTCAAATGCAGCCCGACACGATTATGTCAAAGATGGATTTCCAACACAAACTCCAGACATTACTCAAAACGTTCCCGAAGCAGCACCAGTTCAACCCCAAACACCCGAAAGAAGTTTAGGGACTCGCGCAGAGGGAGATGATCCATTTCCAACAAATTATAACGACCTATCTGATGAGCAAAGGAGCAGAATAGTTGAAGATATGGGTCGCAGACATCAAGACTTCAATTTGGGAACTGAACAATATACCCAAGCCGTAAAAGATGGAGTCATCACTCAGCAAGAAGCAGACCAAAAAATTCGAGAGTACAAAGAAAGGATATTTCGAGAGGTTCCAGAAGAACATCACCCACAGACTCAGACATCAGAACAAATTGCTGAACCGTCTGATAAACAACGGGCTGTTCAAGAAGCAACTCAAAGTGAAGACCCCTTTGAGCCTCCTACAAGAGAAGAAACTGAACACAGCAACGCATTTGAAGAGGCATATTTAGGGATGGTCGATGATACATCGGAAGTTACTCAAGGTGTAAATCAAGGCATCAATGAATCATTCAATGAGTTCAATAGAATTGGCCGAGAGTTAGGAAATGAACCAGAAGCGCAACCAACGCCTAAGCCAACTCCCCCCCCTAAAGAGTCAAAAGCAACAGCGACTTCTGCTGGAAAGAAGCGAGTAACAGAATTGGCAAATGAGTTGAATGCACAAGTTGGCCGATCTATGGGCAATTCAAAACCAACTCCAAAAGAAGAATCAAAGGTTCCAAAATTAGGATCGAGTCCTAAAGGTGAGGATGTTTTGAGTGTCATTGAGATGGTTCGAGATGGCGACGCAGATGCTAAATCAGAATTGTATAACGCTCTTGGTGATTTAGAAGATAATGATTCACCTCATTATGATGATGCTTTAGAAGCGATCAGCGATTTCAATAATTCATCATCGAATAAAAAAAAAAAGTAAATAGCGATTCTAAGGATAGAAAAACGCAAGATCTCAAAACAACGATTAAGCGCAAACCTAACTCTGATGAATTCACACGTTCTTTGGTAAAGGCATTACCAATGAAAGACCTTAATTTGTTACAAGCAGCATTAAGTCTGTCAAAACCTGCTTATGGAAATGATGGTTTTAGTCCTGTTTTGGTGGATCAATTAGGCCGAATTACAAATATCAAAAACGTAAATCATCCACATACTGCAATGATGCAAATTGCTGAAAATCCCAACACACATTTCCCAATGGATCCCGCATTGTCATTCCCAACTTACAATGTGGGCAAGATAAATCCAAATGCAAAACCCATATATGAAGGACAAAATTATTCAATAGATAATATCGACAAACTGAATCAATACTACCAGGAAGGAAAAAGAAGAAGTAAAAAGCCCGATATGGAAGTGGCTCTACAAAGCGATGATTTTTCAATTCTTGATGGTGGCAAACCAAGATCATTAACCAGTAAAGATCGAAAAGAGATTATAGCCTCGCTGCCACGTAGAGCAAGACAACCCAAACTTCCAAAATTAGAATACGGATCTCCATTCTTTGATCCATCAGGAAACGCTTATGGTGGAACATGGCAACTGCCAATTTTACAGGGAGGAAAATCCCATAGTGGAGTAATGCCTCATGACATTTTAGGCATGAGAACCATAGGAGGGGGAAACTATACTGGTAAATACGGGAACTTTAGTAATATCCAATTCCCCAGTTCCGAAGGTTACAAAGAAGTAGGTAGCATACACCCAAGTGAATTCCGTAAATTGATTCGTAATGTTCACAAAGACAAAAATAAAACCAAAGATGGCAGAGTTCGCATAGGAGAATCTCTATATGATCTGGATCATTTGAAACGTCTTGCAGGAGGAATGGATGATGACATTGCTTCTGAAAAATTAAAGTTTACTCAAATGGCAGCAGAAGATACCAAAGCATATGATGGAGAGGCGGCAGGACCTATCAACATAAGAGGAAGAGGATTTGAACAGTATCAAGCAGAACCAAGTTTCTTTGATTTTATGCAAGCCCCTGAGTTTGAAGATACTAACCCAACTGAATGGACGAGTATGAATGATTTGTTTGAGTAGGTGTAATTATGTCTGATATGCTTAATCAATTATCTGCGAATGTCGATTACGAAATGGGTCGAAAGGATTTCAAGTATTTTTTTGAAGAAATATGTGGGAAGTACGATAAAAAGAACCCCTGGATTTTGACAAAGTTTCATCAGGAGTGGTTCGATCTTTCAGAAAACACAAGCAAAACCTGTATTATTGCGAGCCGTGATCATGGGAAGTCTGTATTTTATCGTGTGTATTTGCTGTGGAAAATGGCCTACAATCCTGGTACAGAAGTTCTTTTCTTTTCACACAGTCAGCACCAATCCATCGAACACATGGGGAAAATGAATGAGTTGATCGAGTCAATACCTGCGTTACAACACCTCAAACCAAAGCGAGGATGGGCTAAACAAAAATTCAAGTTTACTAACAAATCATCAATATCGGCTATGTCGGTTGGCAAGGCTGTGCGTGGAGCGCACCCTGATATTGTTGTTCTTGACGATATTCTTTCGAGTGAAGCCCAAACGCAACTAAAACATATATCTTCATGGTTTTACACGGCATTATTGCCTGTTCTTCACCACACAGCGCAGTTGTGTATTGTTGGAACTCCTTTTTCTTATACGGATCTGTACGCTGAATTGAAGAAGTTGAAATCTTATGCGGTTCGAGAATATCCTGCGATCAATGAACAGACAGGAGAGCCACTATTCCCTGAGCGTTGGTCATTAGAAGCATTAAACAATCGTCGTAATGATATGACTTCAATTGCATTTACACGTGAGTATCTCTGCAAACCAATTGCCAGTGAAGCAAGCCTATTTCCAGAAGAAGTTCTTGAACGAGTCAAGGACGAAGAACTATCTTTGTCCTATTATCCTCATGACGGTGAGGAATACAATTACTACATTGGGTGGGATCCTGCAATTTCAGCAGATCGTAGAGCCGACTATACTTGCATGATGGTAATTGCAGTAGATAAAGATCGGAATAAGCACATCATTCATACTCATCATGAAAAAGGAATGGATTTTTCATCACAAATCGACAAGATTATTGAATTAAATGCACGTTTTAATCCAGTAATCATTGAACTTGAAACAAATAACTTCGCAATAGCATTCAATCAAGTTCTAAACGAGATTAGCGATTTGCCAATAAAACCATTCAATATGAGCCGAATGAAGAAAGAGGCTTTAATTCATACCCTCCAACTACAATTTGAACAGGGGAAGTTGTCAATACCCTACAAAGACGAAGGAGGGACGCGTAGATTGATGAATACTTTATTGACTGAACTCTCCACGTTCACCATGTTGGATAATGGTCGAATGGAAAGTCTTGGAGGCCATGACGATATGGTGATGGCACTTGCTTTGTCGGTTCAAGCGACAAAGGAATACCGTGATAACATAGTTATTTTGGATGCTGAGGCATGGCAAAGCAGGTTAGGGTGGGCAAATGTTTGATCAACGAATAGAAGGAATTTTTGGCGTAGAATCATCGGAAGATGTTTTGAAGTTGCTTGATGAGAAGTTAATTAGCCAAAAAATAAAGTTGAATCAACAAGAAAAACAGTTGCTTGAGGCAAAGAAAAAAGCATCAGGTAAATCAGGTTCAACAGGCGGTCCACGTGAAGATGCAGGGATTGAGGGTTTTGACTCTCCCGAAATGGGTGGTGGAACACAACAACCAGGAACCTCAGTAGACACGCAAATATCGCCTATTCCAGTAACTAAGACATGGTTTGTTGATAACTTTGGTATGCAAGGTAATGAGATCGTTGATTTGTTGGTAAAATCAGGAAAAGATGAATTAGTTCAAGTGATTGCGCCATTGATCGTTGAAGAACGAAAGGCTTTGCTCAAATCATTCCCGTCTGTTTCACAGGATTTAGTTGAAACATTACCATTCAATGATTTCGATTGGAAGATGTTACAGAAAAACACACAATCATTGGAAATACCATTCAGAAGATTTGTTAAAAGTTGGTCAGATGGAGATCAGGAAAAAGCGTATGAACTTTGGTCAAATCGAATTACAAAAGAGCAACATCTTAGCCGACCTGAACGAAAAACATTAGAAAAAACACAGAAAATTTTAGAGCAGAATGGGAGCATGAATGCTCAATCCCTACAATCATATGGTGTTCAAGGTAATCCTACAAAGATTGCTATGCTCATCAAATCACACGGCTTCTTATACGATATTGTTGCGTTAGGTACTGGCAAGAAAAACAATGATCAGGCCAAATACTACTCCTTGAAAAAGAACGATTTGTTTGTCAAAGACGCAGGGGCTTTGATCGGTAATTTGTTTGATGACGGAGGATCTATTGAAATAAGTCCACGCGGGACTCCAAGAATTATCATTCCTTTCAATTCTAAAGTCCGTAAAGAATACGCCAATGCACTTAACATCGAATTAGGTGTAGCAGGTATTATTGCAGAAGGAGATGGGCTTGTTATTGAGGGCGAATTCTCAGTAACAAAAGCCATAGAGGTTTCATTACCACATCTTAGAGAGAAGCGAAGCGAGGTCGTTATTTTGAAGAAAGCACTTGAAGATGACAAAGATGCTTTGTTTTGTTTGAACTTCTCTCATTCCAGTCCAAATAAGCAAGTTGATTTGTTGAAAAGTCGAAACATTTCACCAGAACAACTTGAAGAATTGAAGAGGGGTGTAATAAATGGCTGATCGAGAAAGAATGGAACGTCTTTTTTCCGCTATCGGAATCGACATGGAACGGCATTCAACGCCTATGCCCACAATGCCTTTGTTTCAAGCAGGTATTCAAGAACCTGCATTATTGCAGGGAATCACTATACCTGCGCTTTATGCTGCTACGTTTGAATGCGTTGTTCTCCGATCAATTCTAAATCATCTTTCTGTTGAAACATTTCGTAAAGGATTTGGATGGAAGCCAAAATTTGTAGTCAAGTGCAAGGAATGTGATGAGGTTTTTCATCAAGAAGTCGAATCATGTGCAAAATGTGGTGGTGAAGTTCGTAAGGCAGATAAATCTCAAATTGAATATGCCGAAGTATTGTTGGAAAATCAAAACAGCATGATGCAAAGTTTTGTTGAAATTCTAAAAGAAATTGAAATGGATTTGAATGTAGTAGATGACGCATATCTTATTTTGACCAAAGAGTATTTTGTTGATCCAGATACAAAGAAAGTCATGTTCTTCCGTGTAAAAGAGATCACACGTGCAGATCCCATTTTCATGCGTATGCTTGCTGATAAAAGAGGTGTTCGAGGGGGAAGTCAATATACCAGTCTTGTCGAAAGAACATTTAGAACGAGCGATCCAAAAGATAAATGCCCAACAACAGGTATGCCAGTTGTTCCTATTCATTACATGAACCTTGCAGGTGTTGGTAAAGGCCAAGTCTATACTGAGGGTGAAGTTATACACATAAGTAAATGGTCGCCTGGAAAGTTGTATGGCCGTAGTCCAGTAGCAAGTATGTGGAGGCAAGTGAATACTCTTATTGCTATGGATAACTATGTTTATTCGGCATATCAGAAGAAACGTATGCCACGTGGAGTTATGGTCATTAAATCATCCAACATGGAAACCGTTGAGAGAACGGCTCGCAATATCCAAGAGCATCTTGAACGAGATCCAAATTACATCCCAACAATTGGTGTAGAAACAGAATCAGGGCGTGGAGGTCTTGAGTATGTGCGTATGATGGACACTCTTGAAGAACTACAATATATCCCGATCAAAGACGATATTAGGCAACGTATCGCCGCATTCTTTGGAGTGTCAAATGTGTTCATGAATGACGTGTCAGGAGGTGGGCTAAATAACGAAGGTATGCAAATCGTTGTGAGCAACAGGGCTGTGGCATATGCACAGTCAATTTACAATCGAATACTATTCCCTCAAATTGCTAAGGCTTTTGAAATTACAGAATGGGAACTCGTATTGAATCCACATGAAGAAGAAGATGAAATCATGCAACTACGCAGAGATGAAATGGCAATTCGCAACATGATGCAAATGAAGCAAGCAGGATATGAGGCTACATTGCGAGATGGTATTGATGACAAAATACTACACTTCGATTTCAAACAACCAGATCCCCAAGAAGTTGCGGCGGCTGAGGCTCAAGCACAGCAACAGCAAGGAGGGCAGGGGCAACCTGTTCAGAAAGGAGACTTAGAACTCGATCCAAGCATGATGTTTAAGCGAACCACGTTTGATTCCAGTAGAGGCTCAGTACCATTTGCTGATTCTTTGGCTACAACTGCTGGAACCGATTTGCCGCCTTTGAGAACTGCAAGTGAAAACACACGGCAAAGTGGTGGTTCAAGTCCTGGTATGATCCGCAGAGTCGATGGCGCACCAACAGGGGCTTCAATAAAAACGGACAAACGAGAACATAAAACTCCACAAGAGAAAGCCATAGACCATCAAATCAAAGAAACAGAAAAACGTAACGGTTTGGGCAGTTCGAGGGACAATAGTAAATAAACAGGACGTTGTGCGAAAGATGAGTCAGATGTCAGATATTATTAGTAAGATGGATCCAATGGCACGTAGAGCATTGGCTGCAACAGAAGGATTACAAAAAGCAATTGAGGCAAAAGACTCAGATGCGATAAAGGCGCATATCATGGCTGCTGAGAATGCATTGTCAATGCTAAAGTCTGATTTAGCACTTCACGATCAACTCAACAAAGCAATGGCAAGAACAAATCCTGCTGAACAATTTATGGGCGTAATACCTCAATATGATAACAATGCCTCAGATTACAACGGCACAGAAAATGCAGTTGCTATGGGTGTTAGTCGTCATGGACGTGCTGCGGGATTTTTCACACCTCATAGGATTGTGTGATTATAATGTGGAAAATGGATGGTTGGAAAAACCCAACTCAGCGAGCGCACATTTATGATATGTTTGTTAAGCAAGAACCCATTCCTAACACTTCTGTATCAACTGCACCTGCAAGGCAACTCCTTGATGAGATCGACGCTGATATTCAAGAATTAGCCCAAAAGTTGGGTGGAATGCATGGCATCGCTGCTCAAACACGCGGGGCTAACGTGGCAGGTGAACCAACCATTGATTTACAAAAGAACATACTCGCCCTACAAGAAAAAATCTTATCTCTAAGTCAAGATGTTTCTATGATTCGTGATGCTCACGCTCCTGTTCTTGAAACTCAGAACATGGCTGTCGGACCACCAATGCAAAATGATCCAATGGCCGCATCAATGCAACAACAACCTCCAATGAACCCAATGGGCGGAGGAATGGGAGGCATGGGTGTATGAGCGAAGAAGATAATCAAGAACATATTGACATCCTAAAACAAGTCATTACTGAGGTTCGTATTCTTAATCAACGAGTCCAGGCTCTCGAAGCAGAAAACAACACTCTACACAAAGCAATGAGCGATCCTGAAATGCTTATGCGAAAACAGGGATGGAAGAAATTTACAACACCTCACGCCGATGAAACATTTGATCCATTGAATCGAACTGTTTCAGTCGATAACACTCCATTCTCAGGAAGCGGAGATTTATTTCTTAAATCGAGAGATGAACGATTACGCGAGTGGGAAGAAGCAGAAAAGCAGGTGAACGCATGAGCATACAATGGTTTAATCCCCTCGAACAAACTCCAGAAGGCAGATTATTGAAAGACGTAGCAACGTTGCTCAAAGAAGTCAAGAATAAGAAAAAGGCCGATCTTGACAAAGACGGTAAATTGTCGGGCTACGAAAAGAAACGTGCAAAGGCAATTGAAGGATCAATGGGTTACAAGTCTGATCGGGGCGAAAGAAAATCACCTAATTTACCTACTCCAAAAGGCAACACTACTAAAATTGACAAAACAACAGAATTCCTTAGCAATTTAGGAATTATCAAGAAGAAAGGACGTGTCGGTGAAGCAACTGCGCCCAATATGTGTGCTGAATGTGGTAAAGAACCCCATTCCACCAAATTACTGCATGACGATGGACACTCTGAGCAAACTAACGATTTTTGTGCTAATTGTGCAAACGAACTAATTGACTTAAATAGTGGGTTTTCGAGAATTGACAAAACATCAGAATTTCTCAGAGAGTTAGGAATTACCAAGAACGATGAGAAAAACACCGAATGTTCCGACTGTAAGAATGTTGATTGCATGGGCGGGTGCGGGATGAATAAAGCAGACATGAACGAGAAGAACAAATACTGTAAAAAGCACTTTAATTGCAGTTATTCTGAATGTTCATCCAAACAAAAAGCACAATGCGATAGAGAGTGCGAAAAAGAACTCAAAAAATACAGTCAAGAATCAAGTGTTGAAAACTTATTCCCCAAGTTTCAAAACGTAGATGGCGGAATGCCAGTCGATGCACACGGATTTACAACTAACGGCACATACCCTGCAACAAATGACGGACCCAAGAAATCCATTGTAAGTGAAACAGTAAAGATGCCAGCATTTGCTAAAACCGAATATACTCCAAAGGGAAGTAGCCTACATATGCACTACAACGATGCAGGAGGTTCACGTGCTAATGGACCAAACATTGACACTATTGAGCAACGTCTTGCTTCTTTGACAAAACACGCAGGGCGAAACAATCTTGGCGTTATTGGCGAGATTGAAGGATTGCTCAAGCAGGTTAAAGACCTCATGGATAATCCTTCCAATTAAGGAGGGGTTAGATGACAACAAATCTTGACAGATTGAGAACCGATGCAATCATCTCGATCCATCAAGGATCTGATTTTGACTATGAACAATACATTAGTCAATTGCCAACAGAAAACATATCCAAACAAGATACAGCGACAATGCTTGGGGCTATGCCTCCCGAAATTCCTGAATATCAAATGGTGGATCTAAATGCGCCAATGGCTGTATCTCAAATGAAGATACCAAATCATAAAGACTTCCTTGCAGGTCATACTAAGGTGTCTAATAATCCTTTGACCGATTGGCCTACTGCTTCTCCTAATAATCAGTTTGGAAAACATCATCCTTTTGGCATGGAATCAAACAGTTGCCCGTTGTTGCATGGTTCATCATGGGGTGAACCAGCATATGCAGAACATATCGCTCATGCTATGCCTATGTTAAAATCAATAGCAGAAAATGAAAGGCGTTTAAACTTCGATACTCAGGTTTTTGGAGATCCAAAAGAATCTATGCACGATTTAATGACACGTGATCGAAACAGATACAAAACTCATACAGATGAGGAATATTCCGCAGGAAAGATTGCTGAATGGCAAAAGAGATTTGGTTTGATTCCATATCTGTTTGGTCTTGAATATAATACGGAAGATCAGCGTAATTCATTCCTTGACATCGTAAAACAAATGGCTACAAAACAACATATGGATTCGCCTGATTCTAAGTTTTTACAAAATAAAATGCAAGAAAAAGCAGGGATTTCATGGGGTCGTGCATTACGTTCATTTCGAGCGAGATTTATCCCAATGCTTCAATGGTGGCGTAGAGCCAGTGATCGACACGGACCAATCGCTCCTGGTAAACCAGTTAATTCTGAACTTGAATTGACAAAGAGCGATTCTGATGCTTTTTTGCACTTTGTCAGTCCTTATGTAGAGATCCCTCCGATGGCTATTGAACCCTCTTTTACATCTCATTGGTGGGACTTATTTCAATCATGGGGCGGAGTTGGAAGAGATAGTAAATCCCTGCATGATATTTTGAAACAGTCTTATCCAAATTTATTCAATGGCGGCTGGTTAGATGATGTATTGATGAATCAATCAAATGAAATGTTAAACGTTTATTCAACTGATGGGGGGAGTCATTTTCCGCATATCACAAATCATTCAGATGCAAAAATGCATCCCGATCATAAATCATTTACATCAGAATTTGCTGATGCCGATTTCTTTGAAAAGCGAAGATCTAACTGGAGTCACGCATCTAATTTGCATTTTCTACATCCGAGTGAAATAAAAGGTCAAGGAGGCCGTATGATTATGCCATCTGATAAAATGATGTTAAGTCGTTTAGGTCGTTCTTTGGCAAGTCAAGCAGATATGGGTTCACCAAGAATTGGCTTAGGGCGTGAAGAACATCCCTCATCGAATAAACAATATTGGGATAGTCATAACGCATTGTTCGCTGCAAATGACAAACACTTAGGAACAGTCATGAAAAACATGGCTCAAAGAGTCATGAAACAATTTGGTTCAGAAATTATAAATCCTACTGATCCAAAAGATATGCAACAGGCTACATTGGCACGTGGCAATCTACAACAGTTGGCTTCTGCCGCAGATTATGCTATGAAAAAGGTGAACATGGGTGAAGAATATCGGGCTTTAGCACCAGTATTTGAGAATGGCGGGATCTCTTTAAACATAAAATCAGTAGGACCAGTCAATCCTACATCGTTTGCTACAACCCCTCCTATTTACAATACAGGAAACACACATCTTTGGGGTCATGAAATGCCATCAAATCTAACCTGGAAGTTCGATCCTCAAAGCGGAGGAATCAATTTTGGAATGGCTGATGAGCCGTTTAATATTATGCAACGAACAGTTCACGAAAACAAAGTAAAAGAGGTATTGCCTTCGTTACTCGGGACTAATGTTCAACCAAAACAACAAGACATTTATGCATTAAGCGCAGTAGATCAAAGAGGGCTTTCACCTATTACTACTGGCAGTATTCTAAAAGCCGATGAATACAAACCAACAGGTGTATTTCAAACCAAAACAATACCTGCGTACACCATTCATAAATTAGATGATATGGATAAGTTGCGTGGATTCTCAGGCGATTGGATTGTTCAAAAAATGCCAAATGGAAAGCGAATGTTTGTTGAAAAAAGTGGCAATCATTTGAAAAATGCAAACGTTCCTAAAGAAATAAAAAAGCAATTGAGAGAGATAAAAGGTGATTTTGTATTCGACGCATATCTTGATGATGATACATTAAGAGTTGTTGATTTGTTGGTACATAAGGGTACAGATATGGCTCTCGAACCATTAGAAGATCGAATAAATGCCCTTCGTACATTGTATGATTCAACTGAAAATGTTCACTTCCCCATGCCTACAAATTGCGTATCTACGGATCAAGAAGGTCTGAACAAAGCGATTTACAATTTTGATGAAGGAGAAGTTTTAATTCGAGATTCTAAATCTACTTTTATGAAAGAGAAAGAGGTTCATCCTAAATGGATTAGATATGCAAAAGATACTATTGCTAAATCATTCTATCCTCCGATGCCTGAATTGATTGTTTATCCTGATCAGGTCAAATTATGTTATCCTTCTATTATTGATCCTGTGATTGTAAAAGGTGATTTCGATGGTAAAGCATTTACAATTAACCATGTAGAAGGAAACGAGGCGTTATTTTCAAAGGCTGAGAAAGATATTCCATTATGGGGTCCTTTGGCAATAAGTTTGTTGAAAGAAGGAGGTGCTGCAACTGGAGGGGGGTCATCAAACAGTGGTTCCTTTACATCATCGAATACAGGATCATATCAACCGATCCATTCATCCTCAAAGCGAAAACGACCACGTAAGTTAAGAATAGCCAAGCAAACTATTCTACGTGCGCCAGCAATTATTGGAGAGGACGAAGAAGGAGATGGCGTGGCTCATACAATGAAACACGCTCGTTCTGAAATTACCAGAGATGATAAAACAAAAACAACTGAGGAATTGATTTCTAAAGTAAAAGGACTTAACGAAAAGATGCTTGAAATGTTTGCAGGGGAATATGGTCTTGAGCAAACAGAAAACGGCAATTGGACTGTTAATGAGGCTATTGATGATGACATCATTGAAAGAATGTTTCCAAGAATGAATCGGATCTCTCCCGATGGCGGGGCGTGGGCAGGTATGCAAGCCGACATTACTGCGCCAAGAGGACCTACTGAATTGATCGAGGATAGTGGGACTACTTTCTATGATCCCAAAGAAGGCGAAGAAACTGAGGAAATTCCTATGAAGCACTTGCAGGTTAAAGACAATGCAACTGGAGAAGAAGCAGTTGTTGATGTTGAAAATGGCAAGGCTACTCTTAGAATTCCGTTGAAAACGCAACAAGAGATTGCAGATGAACAAGAAGTTGATCCTAACGATAGATCAGAAGCAGAAGAAATTTGAACCTATTCCTTCATATAGGATTACACTTGATGAGATGGTTTAATGGCAACAGTCCTTGAACACAAATCGGCATCATGGAGTGCCGAAGGTTCAGATTTCTTGTTGAAGTCCTCTGGAAGCGGAGGGGAACTTTATGTTGCTGGCTATGCATCTGTTGATATGGTCGATAAGCAGGGAGATAGAATCCCTACAAACGCTTTGAAAAAGGCATTTGGACAATTCATGGGTAACAAAGCATTCCGCAATGTGCAGTTGGCTCATTCAGGAATCCAAGTCGGTGAAGTAGTAAATGATCACACCGATTCAAATGGACGTGTTTGGAAATCAGAAGTTGATGATCACGGACTTTTCGTTGTGTGCAAGATTCGCAGCGATATTCAGAAAGCACGTGAAGTGCAGAAACAAATTCGTAGCGGAGATCTACGAGCATTCTCGATTGGGGGTCAAGCCCTATTCCGTGTTAGTAAAACAACACCTGAACTTGGCAACCATCGAGAGATTACCGATCTTGAATTGCATGAAATAACGCTATGCAAGAAAGGAATCAACCCCGAATCGACCTATACGATACTAAAAATGGAAGACGATAACATGAGCAACACAGAAGTTTTGAACGAAATAAAAGCAGGATTGAGCGAAGTTCTCAAAGAACTAAGCGATAAAGAAGATGAAAAAGGCGACATGAAGTCCTATAAAGAAGAAAAAGGATCTTACATGGAAGATGATGACGATAGCGACACAAGAAAGTCTCAAGAAGCCGCATTAGATTATGTTACCACTCTCGAAAAATTTGCACACGATTCAGGAGTAAACTTGAATGGACTACGTGACCACTTTGGTTTGGAGAAGGCATACCTTCTCGAACAAGGTCGTGGAGGCTACAACCATCGTGGACAAGGTGATGAGATCGGATCTGGCGAAGATGCAACTGAGCCTTCTTATCCTTCTCTTCCAAGTCCTGGTGGCAATCAACACGTCATCAAGTCTCCAAGTGTGCGAAACATGAACATGAACGCACCAAAGGGCAACGGAAATGTCATCAAGTCTTTGACTCCTGATGTTCTCGAAAAGGGCTACCGACATTATGCTTCTCTTCGTGATGAAGAAGCAGTAAAGGGGCTTGTTGAGAAAGAATGGCAACACCGATACGATGCTGAAACACAACAGGCTCTTGAAGTTCGCAAGGCAAACGATGTTGGACTCCAACTAAATGCCCTCCGTAACGAAATTTCATCCCTTAAGAATGAAAACGCATCTCTTCTAAAGAGCGATGTTACACCTACTTCCCCCACAACAACGATCCGTGTGCCAACTCATTCCGAGTTTGCACAGATGGGCAATGACCTTGACGGATGGCGAGCCGCAGAAGCACTCGCTGCTAAAGCATTGAGGGGCGAGTGAAACTCAAAATAAATGGAGATGACTAAGATGACACAAGGATATATTAGAACAATCGAAGACATGGAACGCCTTTACTATGGTGCTGGCGCAGGAACAAACGCATGGGCATACAGCGGAACAGACTTACTCAAGGCTGATTCACCGTTGATGTCCTCAACCGCTGGAACTTACCAAGCGATCTTTGGTCGTAAGGTTTGGTCACAACTCAACCAAGAATTTAACGCATTTTCAATCCTCCCAAAGAAACCCTGGGAAAAGAGTGGATGGCGTGTTGTTACTGGCAAGCCTGATGACGCTGTTGGGCTTCCTGAAAACGGAACACTTCCTGATTCAACCAAGCCAACTTTTGAAGAAGTAGCCACCAAGCCAAAGACTGTTGCGAGCAAGTTCGACCTGAGCGAAACCGCAATGTTCCTTGCAGACAAGGATGATGGTCTTGGCGATGCAAGAGCCGTCATTAAGATGGAAATGTCAAAATCTCACGCAGAGTCAATCAACAAGATGCTTTTGAAGGACTTTGGAGACAACGCTACAAACGGCGGTGGACTTGCAGGTAACTCCTTTGAATCTCTTGATCGAGCAACTTCTTCTTCCCTTTCAGAAACGGCTGCTTTTGCTGAGGTCGATAACCTATCGGCTCACAATATGTATTCAATTACACGCAACTCTACTGGAACACGAAGTTGGTTTGATGCTAACGTCGATGTCGGTGCATCTGGTGCTGAACGTCCTCTAACTCTTAACATTCTTGACGGTATGTTCCGTGAAGTTTGGGAGCGTGGTGGTCAGCCAAAGGTTATGCTAACAGGCTATGACACCATTGAGAAGATCCAACAACTCTTGCAGCCGCAACAACGTTTCACTGAAATGAAGCGTGTTACGCCATCTGTAAACGGTGTTCAAGGAATACCTGGAATGGAAGGTGGATTTGTCGTCGCTACATACAACGGTGTCCCGATCATCCCTGCAAAGGACGTTCACGCACCATCTGGTGGACTATCTCGCATCTATATGCTTGATACAGACTATATGTATTTCTGCACAGCAAAACCAACTCTTTACCACGAAAGTGGAATTGAAACTGGCGACCCATTCGGTATCAACCGTCTTGGTCAAGTCGGACTCTTCCACACAATGGGTGAACTTTGGCAACTCTTCTATGGCGCACACGGCAAGGTCAGAGATCTTAGTGCATGAGGATAAAAAAAAAAATTGGAGATGATTTAGAATGGCAAGCGCAAACCTAACAGAAGCAAGCACAACAGTAGTATTTAGCCTCCCTATGTGGGCAGGTGTAGCAGAACGAGATGACACGTCTTGGTTGCAGACCCCTATTGGGTCAAATGCAGCCATTGGCGCAATCCGCATGGGTTGTGTTGATGTAACAGCAGCAGCAGCAACAACCAACACAACATTGGACTTTGCAGATAGTGATACACCTACGGCAGTAACCTCTCGAATTAACCCTGCACAGATTATCGCTGTTCTTTCAGTTGTAAACAAAACATCAGCAGCAGCAGGCGATATTCCAAACATTGGATTCGGTGCAAAGACGATCTCTTTCGATACAGATACTGGCGGCGACGGCGACGTTCACCGATTGACTTTCCTATACCGAGAAACCATCGCTTGAGGCGATTCTCATGGGAATTAAAGTCCAATACGTGGGCGGAAGATCTTACACCGAATTCAGAACGGCAAACGGACCTATTGGTTTCGCACGTGGAATGACACGTGAACTTTCTGATTCAGATGGTCTTGTAGTCAAAAAACTCGTTGATGATGGATCAACTATGTGGAAAATCATTGGTGACGAACCTACTCAAACAGATGCTATGAAATCTGCAATTGAGCCGACTGTCGAAGAACCAGGAGAAGAAGCAGAGATCGATTACAATAAACTTTCAAGGGCTAAACTAATGGCTTTGTGCAAGGAACGTGGCATTGCTGTTAAGAACACCTCGAAGAAAGCAGAACTCATTGAACTTTTGTCGGCATGATCAGGTGACTTACCATGACTGGCGGCAATAGGCAAACATTGACTGATGGAGAGAATTACCTCAGTCGTTGCCGTGTTAATCGTCATGTTGTTGAAATTTCAGACAATAACCACTCAGTTCAAGTCCGAATAAACGGAAAGGTTTCAAAGGTCATTGTTGATGCAACGGGAGCGACAACTCTTGGCTCGTCTGCTAATGTAGGTGAACTCCAATTTTTCATGGATGTTGAAACAGATGGGGGAGATCCACACCCTTATTTCGATAAAATATCAAAATTAAACTATACTGGATCGGGTGGAGATATGGTTTCAATGCA